AAACGAGCTCGTGCTAAACGCATCGGACTCCACACATTTGCACAAGCTCGAGCCAACGGCGATAAAAAAATTAAGCTGTTAGAATGCACTCCGGACTATAAAACTATTCTAAAAACAGATATTGTTATTAGGATTATGACATATGACCATATTCCATTAGCACCGGGTCGTAAGAAAACTACTAAAACTCGGGCTGATAGCCACGATAAAATAAATTTTCCCCCATTTCAACATTGGAAGTTTAATGACGAAGACGAATTAGTTTGTGTAGGTAAAAGTCATTGGAAAGGTGGAATAAAAACTGGTAAATTTTCAAAAGATCACGGTCGCATTACAGAAAATCTTGGACGTATGTACATTAAACTATCAGAACGATATGCTCAACGTAGCAACTGGAGAGGTTATACTTATATCGACGAAATGAAAGGACAAGCTATTTTACAATTAAGTCAAATTGGTTTGCAATTCGACGAAAGTAAATCAGAAAATCCGTTTGCTTATTATACTGCCGCAGTTACTAACAGTTTTACCAGAATTCTCAATATCGAAAAGAAAAATCAAAACATTCGAGACGACATGTTAGAGGATAACGGATTAACCCCGTCGATGACAAGACAAAACAGTCAACTATATGCTGATGAAATTGCTCGACAAGCAGGTTTATATAAAACACTTCGCATGCCAAAAAGTGAAGTTGATGTTGTAGACGACAGTGACGCTGATCCGGCAGTAGTTGATAATGACTCAGATGAAGAAATTAAAGGTTGAGTTTTAATATTTTACTGTGCTATACTATCTAGGTATGAAAAATTAAAGGATTTATATCCAAGGATGTCTAATGGGATTATTTAATAAAGTAGCCGCATTTACCGATTTACATATCGGACTAAAATCAAACAGTGCAATTCATCTTGGCGACTGCGAAGAGTTTATTGATTGGTTTATAGAACAAGCTCAAGAACAAGGTTGCGAAACTGGAATTTTTTTAGGTGACTGGAGTCACAATCGAAACAGTTTAAACTTAGTGGCACTAGACACCAGTATCAGATGTTTGGAAAAGTTAGGTGCCGCATTTGAGCAATTCTTTTGGTTTCCGGGTAATCACGATTTATTTTATAAAGACAAGCGTGATGTGCATAGTTCGGCATTTGGTCGGCATATACCGGGTGTAACCGTAGTTGAGGGTATTACCACTTTAGACAATGTTACATTAGTTCCATGGCTAGTAGGCGACGAGTGGCGAACAATGAAAGACGTAAAAAGTCGATATGTGTTTGGACACTTTGAACTTCCCAGCTTTTATATGAACGCTATGGTGCAGATGCCAGATCACGGCGAACTTCGACGAGAAGATTTTAGTGCACCAGAGTATGTTTTCTCGGGACATTTTCATAAACGACAAGCTACAAGAAATATACATTACATTGGTAACGCATTTCCACATAATTTCTCAGACAATTGGGACGATGATCGAGGAATGATGACACTAGAGTGGGGCGGCGAACCGCAATATTTCAATTGGCCTAACTGTCCAAAGTATAGATCGGTTAAGTTATCCGAATTAATAGATCGTAAAGATGATATTATGCAAGGTAAGATGCATCTTAAAGTTAATTTAGATATTGATATCAGTTACGAAGAAGCAAATTTTATCAAAGAAACTTTTATTAACGATTACGACATTCGAGAAATTAGTTTAGTACAAGATAAAGTTAACATGGAAGGCTCCCATGATGACAATCCAGATGCAAAATTTGAATCTGTTGATCAAATTGTAACAGAGCAACTTGTTAATATCGAATCAGAGCAGTTTAATAAATCAACCTTATTAGAAATTTACAATAATCTATAAATGTTTAAAATACAAAATATCACAATTAAGAATTTTATGAGTGTGGGGAATGTTTCTCAAGCGGTTACGTTTGACCGAGAACATTTAACTTTAGTACTGGGCAGTAACCACGATCTAGGCGGAGATGATGCTGGGTCTAGAAATGGTACTGGTAAAACAACTATTATTAATGCCCTAAGTTATGCGTTATACGGACAGGCACTCACTAATATACGAAGAGAAAATTTAATTAACAAAACCAACGGTAAAGCCATGCTGGTAACTGTTGAATTTGAAAAAGATGGAAATAATTATCGTATCGAACGAGGTCGTAAACCTAATATTTTAAAATTATTTGTTAATAATCAACAATTAAAGGATGACGGCGACGGTGATGACGAAAGTCAAGGTGATTCAAGAGAAACACAAAAAACCATTGAACAGATGTTGGAAATGTCGCATACTATGTTCAAGCATTTAGTTGCGTTAAACACTTATACTGAACCTTTCTTATCAATGAAAGCCGGTGATCAGCGTGAGATTATTGAGCAGTTATTAGGTATAACTCTATTAAGTGAAAAATCAGAAACACTTAAAGAACTAATTAAAGAAACCAAAGACAGTATACAAGTTGAAGAGTTTAAAATATCAGGAATTAAAACTGCTAATGAAAATGTACAAAAAAGCATAGACCGTTTAACCATTAAAAGTTCTGCATGGGATTCTAAAAAGGATCAAGATATTGAAAATCTAGGCAAGGCAATAATGAAACTAGAAAGTGTAGATATTGATAAAGAATTATCCCTACATCAAGAATTAAAAACTTGGGATGAAAATAATAATACGTTAACCAGTTTAAGAAAACAAAAGGCTACATTAGAAAGTGCAACTAGCCAAGCTGACAAAACAGTAGCTAAGTATCAACGAGAGTTAGGTACACTAGCAGATAAAACTTGCCCAGCATGTGAACAAGATTTACACGATCATAAACACGAACAAATGACTGCGTCGGCTACCCAACATTTGCTTGAAGCAGAAACATATAGAAATAAAGTACAAGGCGATCTTGATATAATTAATCTTGCTGTTAAAGAATTAGGAGAATTACCCAAGCGTCCTCAGCCTTTTTATGAAACCGAAGCCGAAGCACTAGGGCATAAAAACAATCTTGACAATTTAGAAAAGGCTTTAACTTTAAAAATTGACGAACCAAATCCTTATCGAGAACAAATTCAAGAACTACAACAAACAGCTATACAAGATATATCTTGGGATTTGATAAATCAATTAACCAGCCTAAAAGATCATCAAGAATTTTTATACAAGTTGTTAACAAACAAAGATAGTTTTATTCGTAAAAAGATTATTGATCAAAATTTAAATTATCTTAACAAACGGTTAGGTTATTATATTGACAAATTAGGTTTACCGCATTTGGTTTTATTTAAAAATGACTTAACTGTGGAAATAACACAACTTGGACAGGAATTAGATTTTGATAACTTAAGCCGGGGTGAACGTAATCGATTAATTTTAAGTTTATCTTTTGCATTCCGTGATGTTTGGGAAGGATTATATCAAAGTATTAATTTATTGTTTATTGACGAACTGTTAGATTCAGGAATGGACGGTGCAGGTATTGAAGCAGGTCTGGCAGTTTTAAAGAAAATGGCTCGTGAACGCAATAAAAACATTTATTTGATATCTCATAAAGATGATTTAGTAGGTAGAGTAAACACAGTTTTACAAGTAATTAAGGAAAATGGCTATACGTCTTATGCTACTAGCTCAGAATATGTGGAGGCGGTGTGAGCGATTTGCTAAACAAGTATATTGCACTAAATGACGAATTTATTCAAAGTTTAATACAGTATACAGATTTAAAAAATCGTTTTGTAGCTCGTCCCAGCGTAGATGGAACTAAGGCACTGAGATTTGAACTTAGAAAAATGAGAAAACTTTGTAAGGAATTACATGATGTTGCTCAATTAAGGCGCCAAGAGTACGGAGCAGAGTGGAAAGCGGCACAATTAAAAAATAGGAAAATAAAAAATGAATAGTACAGAACAATTAAAATCAGCAGTAGAAGCATTTTTAGTAGAAAACACAAAATTTGAAAGTGGTAATGCGGCCGCAGGAACTCGTGCTCGTAAAGCATTGGCGGAATTAGGCAAATTAGTTAAAGCTCGCCGTAATGAAATTACTGCTGAAAAGAATGCTCGTAAAGAAGCCAAAGCCGGTTAATATATGATTAAGCTAGAACCAAAATATCAGGATGTTGCTTGTAAAATCTGCGGTGAAGAAACAGAAATTCTTGGAGTTAAAGATTTCAATAGCACATGCCTAGAAGAAAATAACACTGTGCTTGGTTCAATGGGCTTTGCAATTTACTATCATCAGTGTAAAGAATGTCAGTTTATTTTTAGTACTGATTTTGACAATTGGACTAAAGATGATTTTTTAGAAAACATTTATAATGATGATTATCTCAAAGTAGATCCAGAATACGGTGGTAAAAGACCCACGGACTGCGTTAGCTGGTTCTCTCCGATGCTAGGAGAAGATAAAACTATTACTGTCCTTGACTACGGCGCAGGAACAGATGCGTTTAGCCAAGAATTAAGGAAACAAGGATATGATGCAGTAGGTTGGGATCCTATGTGGTTAACTGAACCTGCTTTTGAAAAAGGTAAAACTTTTGATGTGGTTACTGCATTTGAAGTATTAGAACATACTCCAACTCCTATAGAAACAGCGAAAGAAATTGTATCATTTTTAAATCCAGAAAGCGGTCAACTTGTAATTAGCACGTTGATAAACGATATTATCGGTAATGCAGGAGTAGACTATTGGTATATTGCTCCTCGAAATGGTCACGTTTGTATGCACTCTGCAAAGAGTCTAACATATATGTTTGATAAATTAGACATGGAAGTAGAAAGTTTTAGTCCTAGTCAACATATAGTTACATGGAAAGAATAATGACATGGACTTATCAAGGACAACTTGTAGAATCTTTACCAGATGATATAATAGGATTTGTATATTGCATTACAAATTTAACAAATAATAAAAAATACATAGGCAAAAAATTAGCAAAATTTAGTAAAACGACCTACAAAACTGTAAAGTTAAAGAACGGCAAAAAGAAACGTAAGAAAATTAGA